CCTCGATACTCAAATCGACAAACTCTTGAACACTGAACTCACAGCCGAACGTACCGAACAAGTCTTGGACGTCATCGCACCGCTCACTGTAAAGGGTCGTGAACTTGAAGGTCGAGCACTTGAGGGTCGTCAAGAGAAGCGTGCTCAAGTGTTGGTGAACTTACAGAACTCCAAGACAATCCCGAACACTCAACGTTCAACTGCTTGGGGCTTGTACAACTCAATCACTGAACTCGAACAGTGGGGTCGTGACATTTACCCAACGGCGCAACAGTCCGAACAGTTACTTGGTTCGCACTTGTCCATCATGCCCGTAACAATGACGAGCGACCGCGTGTACCGTGTGATGGATCGCTGGCTACAGCCCGCGTGAAATAACGAAGGCAGGCCACGAGTCCCGACGAACGTGGCCTGCCTTCTCACAGACAGGAGAGTCAGTGGTAAGCAAAGCATATCAAAGAGATCAAGTTGTTAGCGATACAGGTCCGTTCTCAATCATTCCTGAATGGGTCATTGTTGCTGAGGTGAGTCATGGTGCTGTCAGGTTGTATGCGTTGATCTCAAGGTACGCGGACTACGCAACAGGTGAAGCGTTCCCTAGTCGAGCAACACTTGGTTCAAGACTTAGAGTGTCGACTGATACGGTCGACAGATTCATTAAAGAACTCGTCGGGATAGGTGCGCTCACTGTTGTTCGTCGTCGTGACGGAGTGGTGTGGCAATCCAATTTGTACATCGTTCGTCGTACACAGGACAATGCACAGGGTAGCCGCACGCTTGCGGGTACTGGTCTCACAGGTGCGACTACCCCTACCCGCACAGATGCCCCGACCCCTACCCGCACAGATGCCGAACTAACTAGAACCAATAAACAAGACCCAATTGAACAAGAGTTCTTCGTAAGTGATGTGCGGCTTGTGTACAACGAATGGATTGAGTGCAGTGGTCGTCAAGCGAAACGAACCAAACTTGATGACAAGCGTCGTGAACGGATTGAGTGGGCGTTAGACAACTACTCGCTGGACGATGTACTTGACGCTGTTCGTGGTTGGCAGAGGTCGCCGTGGCATTGTGGGCATAACGAATCGAATAAGGTTTACAACGACGTCACGTTGCTGTTGAGGGACTGTGAGCGTCTTGAATACTTCCGTGACTGTTTTAGAAACCCAACATCAGCAACGACGTCTACGTTGCGATTACTACGTGAGAAAGCAAATAAGAAACAATGAGTCGAGAACAAGCGTTCATCGCGTTAGAAACGATGCTAGGTATCTATCACAGGGAACTAAGCGTGGTCGAGATGGACACGTACATTGAGGCATGGAGTTCGTTAGATGAGAACGATCTCATGAATGCAATGGTGTGGCACGCCGTATACCGACGACACTTCCCGACTGTCAAACAGATCAGTGAACACGCGTTAGCATTGCCTCATGAAAGAACGCAAACCTATTGCGCGAAACACTCCGCTCAAACGCGGCGAGCCACCTCGTAAGGTTTCAAAGAAGCGCGCCAAAGAAAACAGGGTGCGAACCAAGGTCGTCAAAGACGTTATGAGTTCAAGACTTACGTGTGAGGCGGGTCGGTTGATAGCGGTAGTCGACAGAGAACACAGGTGCTCGGGTGAAGCACACGACGTTCACGAACCATTGACACGTGCTCGCGGTGGGTCAATCACCGATGCGAACAACATGGTCGTCGTATGTCGGTGGTGTCACAACTGGATTCACGCGAGGCCATCTTTGGCTTCGTCGGTAGGGTTACTCCTGTCCTAGTTCAACAGGGGCTATGCTCCTGACATGGTTCGGTATTCGATAGAGGACACGGTTCGTCCGTGGACAACTAACGCCGAACGAACATGGCATCATCACAAGCGTGCGCGAATGATTAAAGACACACGTGAGCGATGGTTGATCTTGGCAAGGCAAGCGGGCGTACCGAAACTCAAGAAGATACGAGTAGACGTAATCCCATTAGCAAAAGACAAACGGTGGCGACCCGACGTTGGTGCTTGTTATCCAGCCGTGAAAGCGGCAATAGATGGCATCGTCGACTCAGGCGTTATCAAAGACGACAATCCCGAATACCTATCGTCAATAACCTTTCACGCTGTGCAAGTGTGCGGACGAGACGGACTTCGGCTCATAGTGACCGAGGAAGAATGAACAACATATCTCAAATGGATCTTGAAGCAGAGATGCTTCGAATCTGTACACGCATGGAAACCGACATTGAGTTACTACTGCAACTCTCTACGGAACGAGCCGAAGCGGAGTCGTCCTACCGTTACAAACACGCCCGAGCAATCTTCGAACAAGAAGGCAAAATACCTGTCGCAACCAAAGACGCCGTGGCACACCTTCGGGCTGCGGACGAGTTTCGACAATGGCAACTGCTCACGGGCCGTGAGAAAGCAACTCAACAATCACTCATCGCTTCTCGCTCAAGGCTTGACGCAATGAGAACAATATGCGCCAACGTGCGCGCCGTAGGAGGCTGACATGACAGACATAACCACAACCGAACCAATGAACGACAAACTCAATGAGGCTCGCCGCCTCACAGGACAGATGCGTGAACTCGAACAAGAGATCATGAATCTCAATAATCAACGTAGAAACCTGATACGGTCATCATGGAAGGACGATGGACTTCCCCAACGTCAAATCGCAAACGCTCTCGGCCTGACCAATCAAACGGTATGGAATGAGATCCACCGAAAGGACAGCAATGACTCTTCTACCAAGTGACTACGAACTGGTCGACGCAACAACACTGACACTCCACCCTGACAACGCACGACGAGGCAACGTCGAACGCTTAGAAGAATCAATCCGTACCAACGGCTTCTATGGTGCGCTTGTAGTACAGAAGGCAACACGCCACATCGTCGTCGGCAACCATCGCTATCAGGCTGCGGTCAATGTAGGCATCGAACAGATACCAGTGCTATGGGTAGACGTTGATGATCAGCAGGCTCGCAAACTACTTCTCGTAGACAACCGTTCAAACGATGTTGCGTCATACGACGACGACCTGTTGATCGACCTACTACGCCTCACACAAGCCGAAGGCGGGCTAGAGGGTTCGGGCTACAACGACATTGACCTTGAAGACTTAGAACGACTCTTGACCCCACCCAACCTCGACGACCTCATCAAGAACATTGGTGCTCACGACGACGACTCAGTGTTCAACCCCACCATCTCAATCAAGGTCGAACCCGAAACCAATGCACGCTGGCAACGGGTGTTCGCAACAGTAGAAGGCAAAGACGATGACGAGCGAATCAACACACTCCTCGACTACGCCGACCCTCTCATCAACGAATAACGGACCTCACGTTTACCTTGTAACGATGACCCATGAAGCCGACGCAATCACCAAAACAGGTCCGCACGTATACCTTGTACTTAGTGCTCTCAACAGCGTCGCGCCTATCGCAGAGGCAGATATGAAAGAACATACAGAAGGACTCAACCTTCATCTAGCCCTGAGCGGAGAAGAGAAACAACTGCCGATCGTACCGACAACACAAGCACAACCCTTCAAGATGTTGATCTCATATCACTACTACAAGAAGGTCGACATCGCGGCAGTGCTAGCAAAGTTCCCAACACGCCCAATGGTGTTCGCCGATTCGGGTGCGTTCAGTGCTTACTCACAGGGTGCTGATGTAAAGGTTGCCGACTACGCGGCTTGGTTGAAACAATGGGAATCACTGTTCACGACATACGTAAACCTTGACGTCATTAGAGATGCAAAAGCGACAGCCATCAACCAACGCTACTTAGAGAACCAAGGCTTGAATCCAATCCCTGTCGTGCATACAGGTACTGATCTCAAAGTTCTTGATGACATGGCAAAGAATTACGGCTACATCGCCCTCGGTGGAATGGTTGGCGTACCCGGCCCAACAGCGTTGAAGTGGACAGCGACGTGCTTCAAACGAGTTGAGGGTAAGGACACAGTGTTTCACGGCTTCGGTCAAACACGCAACGACATCATTCAAGCGTTACCTTGGTTCAGTGTTGACTCATCATCATGGGGAATGGGACATCGCTTCGGTCGACTAGCAGTGTGGACAGGACGTAAGTTCGAAACCTGTGGAGTCGGTGACGCGCAGTCTGTTTACAAGGTCGCGTCGTTCATTCGTAAGTACGGTGGTGACCCTGAAGACCTAGCCGACCGCTCGCGCTATCACAGAACAAAGATCATTCCCGTAGCCGCTAACTCTTGGAGAGCATACGAGCAGTTCCTAAGAAAGAAACATGGTGCGGTGCCATTACCAACACGTGCAAACAAACTGCATCACTACCGTGGCGCTATTGATGACATAGCATCACAAGGCGACAAAGGTTTACACCTACACCTCGCCGAAGGGTCAATAGAAAACCTACTCACAGCAGCCAAAGGAGAAACAGAATGAAAGCGTTAGCAATCGTCAGCGGCGGTATGGACTCAACAGTTCTCACCTACGACCTAGTCAATAAGGGTTACGACGTTCATCTCATGTCGTTCAACTACGGACAACGACACAAGAAAGAACTTGACTACGCCAAGATCACATCAGGCAAACTCCGTCTCAACCACACCATTGTCGACATCACACACCTCACAGGACTCATCAGTAAGTCCACACTGACCAGCGACGCACCCGTACCCGACGGTCACTACGCCGAAGACAACATGAGAAAGACGGTCGTACCGAACCGCAACAGCATCATGCTCAACATCGCTGCGGGATACGCCGTCACTATGGGCGCGAACGTTCTCGCTACTGCTGTCCACTCAGGCGACCACTACATCTACCCTGACTGCCGACCACAGTTCATTGACGCCCTACAGAACCTGCTTCACGTAGCCAACGAGGGTTTCATTGAAGAGGACTTCAAAGTGTTCGCTCCGTATGTACAAATCCCCAAAGATGGAATCTGTAGCATTGGCAACGACCTCAACGTACCGTGGCTCGACACTTGGTCGTGCTACAAGGGCAACGACATTCACTGCGGTTCGTGTGGTACTTGCTTTGAGCGTCGCGAGGCGTTTGAATTAGCAGGAGTAGAAGACCCAACCGAATACCTAGCGAGGCCACACTATGACGACCCAAGATGAAACCCTAAGAGTGATCAAACGCTTCGGCGGCTTCCCATGCTGTCACCGCCAATGGCGCGATCGTGGTCACTGCCATTACCTACACGGGTACGACCGCTGGGTCGAAGTTGAATGGGAAGGTACACGAGACGAACGAGGTTGGGTAGTTGACTTCGCCGACCTCAAAATCTTACGTGACGCTCTTGAGTATCAATTCGATCACACTGTGCTAGTGAGCGAGGACGACCCGTGCCTAGAACAGATCCAATACCTCGGCGCTGCGGACGCTTTAGACCTTCGCATCATGGACCCAACAATGGAAGGCATGGTCAATTGGGTACGTGACCAAGCAGTTACATTGACCAACACAAGATTCCCGAACGCCAAGGTCATTCGAGTGACGTGTTGGGAGAACGAAAAGAACGCCGCGTCGTGGCAGGCGAGTTGATGACCGACTACTACGTGATACAGAACGGACGCTCACTAAGTGTTGCTGAGAAGTTCGGTCCTACGTTGCAAGGCGAAGGACCATCACTCGGTAAGCCAGCCATGTTCTTACGCTTGGGTCTTTGCAACCTTGACTGCTCGTGGTGTGACACACCCTTCACATGGGATTGGACTGGTAAGAACGGAGTCAAGTACGACAAGGCCGAACAACTGTCACGCGTAACACTTGAAGAGATTGTCGATTGGTTTGTGGCAAGCGGTACTAACCGACTCGTCATTACTGGTGGCGAGCCGTTGGTACAGAAGGCTGGACTGGTCAAACTGGTACACCTGTTGCTCGACGTGAACCCCGACTACCGCATTGAGATCGAAACCAACGGAACGATTGAACCGCCGTTAGCAATCTTTGAACTCGTGCAGTGGAACATCTCACCGAAACTCGCGTCGTCGGGAGTTCACATTGCGAAGCGTTACATACCGAACGCTCTTGAACGTTTCACGGAATGTCCACAACACTCATTCAAGTTTGTTATCTGCGACCCTGTACGTGACCTACTTGAGATCAAAGAGATGGTTCGTCTCCACGGCCTGTCTATGCAAGACGTCTACTTGATGCCCGAAGGCCGAAGCGCAGACGAGATCAACGCTCGCCTACCCGAACTCTTTGACATCGCCACAACAGAAGGCACTAATGTCACCACACGCCTTCACGTCCTAGCCTTCGGTGACCGCAGAGGAGTATGAAATGACAACCACCCTGACTCTCACTTGGAACGACATCAACGAACAGGTCGACAAACTTTGTTTGCGTGTACGTAACAACCCGACAGGCGTTTACGGCATACCAACTGGCGGTGCGGTCGTCGCAGCACTGGTTGCAAACAAACTCGGCTTGCCACTACGTGAAACAGCCGACGACCCCCACACGCTCATCGTTGACGACCTCATCGACACAGGGCGCACAATGAAACAGGTGCGACCCGACGGTGGAATCCATGTTGAAACTTTGTACCGCAAGCCGTGGTCGCCCGCAATGTATTCACCGAACGCAACCACGACCGACCGTTGGCTCGCGTTTCCGTGGGAGAAAGAAGACGGCGACCCTGTCGATGCAGTTATTCGTTTGCTTCAACACGTCGGCGAAGACCC